TCTTCATAGGTATTTGCACTTAATGCTTTTACATAAAACTGGTCAAAACTATTTGTTTCTGAACCAATAACTTTATAGAGATTTCCTACAGATGCATTAGTAGGTAAATCAGCAAACTCTTGTACCTCCGTGGACTGTAATGAGCCTGAAATGGTTGCTGTAGATGTTGCTACTGTTTTGGTTCTATTAAGAATAAATGTGAAGTCTGCAACAGTAAGAAACTGTAAGTCTTGTGCAGGGTTAGTACATTTTAGATATTCAAGTTGTGTAGCACTTGCGTTAGTTACATTTACTGCATTACCTGCTAAGTCATATACGTTTATAGATGCAGTGCTTGCAGTAGCCTGAATGACTAAGATGTGTTGTAATCCCTCACCCCTGTCAATAACGTGAATAGCAGCATTACTTACTGCACTGTTGATAATCTTTGCTATGTGCTCTGTAGGAGGTCTTTTAATAAGCCCATCAATAACACTGGACAAAGCATTAACTTGAGATTCCCCCTGTGTGACTTGCCTAATGCTAGAGGGCTGTTGACTTACCCCATTCAGCAAGTTTGGAATACTTGTGCTTACGAGTGCCATAATTAAAACCTTACTGCTCTGCGAGGTGCTCCCCTACTAATTATCTTAAATGCATCATAATTATCTGTTAGTACATTATTATCTTCATTTAGCTTCTCTGCCCTTTCAAAGGCAACTAAAGCTTCTCTTTCATCTATTTCAGTGAATGCAGCTAAACCATCAGAACCCATAAATCTACCTTGAAATCTTCTTGCAGCTTTGACTGTAATGTAGCGTCTAACGTGTTGAGGTAAATCATTAAATTCTAATAGTAGTACCATATCTACATAATATGTTCCTGAAAAGGTTGTATAACTTCGTTTAATTTTGTCGTATAATCGGTTACCTCTTTGTGCTACATCAACATCTCTACTTTCCCCTACTGTGTCTATTCTTGCACAGTTGGTAGGTACTAATATTTCACCATTTACATTAGGTGTTATTGGGAAGTTAATTTCTGTATTAGAGTGTAACCCTTGGGATTGTATATCTATGGATGTTTCATTTAATATTGATTCGGCTAACGATACATCAACTAAGCTAGGGTCATCTAAACTAGATACAGGAGATTCACCAATAGCACTCAACATTATATTGACAGCTTCTATCTTTGTAGTAGGTGTTGTTGCCATGATTACTCCTTATGAATTTCTTGACCTGTTTGCACTCTTAGAGGCAATTCTCAGGTTATTAATACTGTTGTTTCTAGGGTTTCTGTCCTTATGGTCTACATCCTTACCCTGAACAGCTTTCTTTCCTCTTTTTTTAATTAGCAAAGCCCTAGCAGCATTCCTCTTAGCTCTATTCTTCTTTTGCTTTGGTTTGCTGTGATATTTGTCATACTCTGATTTGTAATTCCTAGACATTGCTAATTCCTAAAAAACTAAAAAAAAGCGTCAGCCCAGTTAAGGACTAACGCTCTAGAATTAAATTAAGCAGTCTGGATTTGAACTGCAGCTTCAGGTCTTAGTACTCCATGCCCCATAGCGTATTTGGCAACCATTAGTGTGCCTTGTCTACGGATGTCGTACTCAGACTCAACAGCTAAGTCCATAAGTTTGACTGTTCCCACAGCAGAAGTGTGGGCAATGATTGCAACAGTGTTTGAAGCATCAACGACTTGTGCTCCACCTGCACCACCTGCATCAACACCAGTACCAGTTACATTGGAAGTTGGGAGATGTGATGTTTTGATGAGGTTGATACCTGCCAACTGAGGGATTGTACCATCAGCAATAGAACCTCTACCTGAGAAGTCTACATTTATTGCGTTGGTAGCATTAGCAAGAAGGTAATACTGAGCAGGTTTTAGGAAGCAGAATCTTCCTTCGGATGGAACGTATGCATCATCAAGATTTTCTGCAGCCGTAAAGATTGAAGAAATTAGTGATGTAGCATTTGTGTCAGCATCAGCGTCAGTAATGATTGTACCTGCAGCGTATCCTGAGTCACCTACGTTAGCAGATGCAGCAGCAGCTTGAACCATTGTTTGTAGTACGTGCTTGTCCATTTGGAAAGCTAGTGCTCTACCCATTTCTGAGGAATATACAGAACGTACATCGTAGTGATTTTTTGCCTCTTGTATATTTGCAATGAAGTGGTTTGAGATTAGAAGGTCATTGATTGTGATGACTTTCTCTGCGTGATTTAGTGCAGTACCTGTAATCTCATTTCCTGGGGTATGGTATGAAGCAGAACTTCTACCCATAACTGGAAACTGAGCAGATTTTCCATTAGCAATGGTACGAACCATATGCTTATCTGCAGTTACAGTTGCTTGCTCGAAACTGGAAAGGACTTCTCCACTGAATACTTTGAGAAACAGAGCATCAGCAGTACCTGTGTTGTTGACCTGACCAATATCGGAGATAGTTGCGTTAGACATAATTGTCTCCTTAGTTAAAGTTTAAAATATTGGTGTTTCCTGTTAAAATTTCGTGCAAGGGTATTCACCTCAGTGAGCCTAACTTTCAATATAAGTTGGGAAACGAAAGCATCCTGAATAGGATGACTACAATTTACTTCGAGATAGTTTCTTCTGAACTGATTCTCGAAAGGCAGGGTCTTTTTGATATTCTGGATTTGCCATGTCTTTGGTCACTTGCCTCCATGATTGGTAGGCTTCAACAGAAGCTGAAGCTTTACCTGATACTAAATTAGGTTCTACTCCACCATTTGTTCTGTACCTTGACATCATTCCATCAATAGCAAGCCTTGCCTCAGATTGATTTTTAGATGTGACGGACTTATTAAAAGCGTCTATTTCGCTTTCGGATAGATTTTCAGATGCCCACTGGGACATTTCTTGATAAGTATCTTCTCCTCCTGCAAATTCATATATTTCCTTGAGGTACTGTTCACCTAGTGATTTCTGCCCCTCAATGTAAGAGTCAACCATCGCTTTAGGTATTCCCTTACTTTCCATCTCCTTATATGTCTCTTCAGACAGTGTATTATTTTGATTAAACTCTGATTGTATTTTATCAAAGTCTAATCCTGCGTTTTCGACTGTTTGCCTAGCATCTTCAGTAGATACTTCTTCAGTAGACTCATTAGCGTCATTATCATTTTGATTAGATTCCTGACGAGATTGAGTAAACTTTTTCTCCAATTCTGAATATGCTTTAGAAAGGTCTTCAGGAGACTTAAACTTTTCTGGAAGCCATTCAGGACGTTCTCCATTATTAGATACACTTGATTCAGTATTTTCCTCAACTGGTTTTTCACTTCCTGTAACATTCCCTTCCATTTGTACTTGTTCAACCATCCGACTTAGTACCCTTTTGGATTAAGTTTCCATTGGCATCTATATACTTCACACCAATTTCAGCTTTTTCTCCACCTTCCCACTTTGGGTAGGAGGGTTCTTTTACTTTTTTGGTTTCTTTGGTTTCTGATATTTTTTTGTCATTTTCCATTACTCACCTATTGTGCTTGTTGGTTTCCTTTAACAACTTCTTTCATCACAGCAGGTGCAGCACTTTGTATAGTTTGTTGTGCCATTTGAGCCTGTTGAGCTTCTTGCTGTTGTTGAAGTTCAGCTTGAAGTTGTTCTTCAGTCTTAATTAAACCTACAGTATCAATTCCATGACCAGTAGCTAGTCGTGCTACTAAGTCACCAAAATCAATTCTTTGTATGGTTTCTGGGCTGACGTTTGCTAGTTGAACTAAATCTAAAATATATGTTCTTAGCTTTTGTAAGTCATTACCTCTACCCAAAGCTTCTACTCCAGTAACAATAACTGGCGTAACTGTGCCTTTTGGTAATTTAGGTATTTTCTGTGCAGACTGCATTCTATCCATTAGTATATTCACTAAAGGTAGTTGCAGTTCTTGAGATAGAATAGAGTAAACACCACCTAGTGCTGACTCTAATTCCTGTGCCATATAACGTATCTCTTCAGCAGTAACACGTTCTGCTTGTCTTTGTATGGCTGTGTTAAGAAGAAAAGCAAACGCTAATCTTTCTTCTATTCGTTGGACTGTTTCTAAGACTACCCTCATATCAGGGTATTTTTCTGTTTGTAGTACTCTTACATCTTCTGGTTGTCCTAGTATTACATCACCATTCTTAGATTGAGCTAAATCTCTACGCTTTACTGAAGCATTAGGACGTACTAGAAATACTAACTTTGCAGAAGCTGCTGCAGATGACACTAAGGCTTCCATAAGCCCCTCTAAACTTTTTAAGTCACCTAAGTATTCTTCTACAAATGAACGTCCATAATCTTCGTTGTCAAGATGCACCATCCTTAGTGCAACCCAAGGAAGTAAATTATTTTTATATCTACCCTCTGAGTCAGGAACTATTTGTCCTTCTACTTCTTGATAAGCATAATAGTAATCTTTATTTTCTTTATATACTTTGGTATAAATCTTTATGTCTTTTTCTGAACTATAATCAATGCCATCTATACCCTCTGGCAATGTTTTAGGAGAGACAACTTCTTCTACAATAACTTCTAATAGTTCTCCTGATGGGTCACGCTTAACTACATAACTAGATAAAGGGAAAACTCTTAGTCCACCTTTCTTAGGGAGGTGAATAAGTACGTTACCACCTACAATAAGGTGCTTTAGTGCTTCAAATACATATACTCGCAGTGCTCTGTTTTCTATCTCACCCATCACTTCACGTTCAATGAGTGCCAAGCCCTGCTCTATTTCTGCTCTTAGCTGTCCTTCTCCGTCTAATTCAGACTTTGTTTTGGTGTCCATTGCTAATCTGAAGAATGGACTGTTGGGAGGAAATAACAATAACATTAGTTTAGAAGCTAAATTGTTTACCCCTCTAGCTCCTATACTTTGGAAAGGCTGATATAAATCTGTAGCTGAACTAAAACCTTCTGGTGTAATCAAAGCAGGTAGAGTTAATTCAGAACATTCTCTAGCTCTGTCTAAGTATATTTCCCTGTCAGTAGCAAGTTTGCTATATCGCTTTGCACAGGAAATATTTTCATGCATATCTTAATCCTAACTGGCTATATTAACCCCTGTTCCACCTGTCATACCTCCAACAGATGATTGGGTAGGTGCAGTACGTTTAACTCTAAGTTTATCAATACCTTTCATCGCACCTCTTTGGTATTGATTGGATACCAACAGTGGGTTATTAGAATCATCTTCCATAGCTGCTATCTTTTCTTCAAAAGTTGTCTTTTGTTTATCAGCCATTTCTTGTTGCTTTTTCATTGATGCTTTAAAGTCACCTTCTGCTTTACTAGCTTGGTCATCAGCATACTTTTTTGCTACAGCACCTGTGGTAACTGTAGCTATAATTGCTGCTGTAATTGGGTCACACATTATTCTTCCTCATCATTAGGGTTTTCAGTCCTACGTTTGAGTTCTAACAACCAGTTAACTACTGACCTTTGACCTGCTCTAAACCATACCTCTCTATCAGACCATTCTAACTTGGCTGATTCATCTAGGAATATATTGTCTAGTATTTCAATTAGCTGAACTACGTTTGTAGGTAAACTTATTACTTCTATGTTATTGTCTGACATTTTAAGTCCTCTTATATGCACCCAATTATTCGCATTCTTTCTGTCCTGTTTCAGGATTTATGTAACACGCTTCGGCTTTTTCTTTTTCTTCTTTTACTTCGTTTAATATTCCATACCTTTTTCCATCGGCACGGAAGGTAGTAATCCCCTTGCATCCTGATTTCCAAGCATCATAGTATAAGGTTTTAAATTCATCGTAAGTTACATCAGAACCTACATTACAAGTCTTAGAAACTGCACTGTCTATATACTTAGAAGTAAGTGCTAAAACATTTAAATGGTCTTGTGCAGATATTTCATTTGCAGTCCTACCATGTACACCCATTGTGTAGGCATAATCCTCAACTCTCTGTACCTCATGTCCATCAAACTGTTGTATAGTCCTGTCGTAGTACAAAGAGAATGGTGGCTCTATACCTGAAGAAACATTATCGGCAGTCAATGAGATTGTCCCTGTAGGAGCAATAGAGGTCAGATGTGAGTTTCTGATACCCTGCTTCTCAATCATTTCCTGCACCCACTCACTCAAGGTAGAAACAAACTCCCCCTTCATGTACTGGTATTGGTCATACAATGGGAAAGACCCTTTCTCTGACGCTAAGTCTGATGAGGCTGCATAAGAATAATCTCTCAGTGTCTGAAGTACTTCTTCTGTAAATGTCATAAACTCTGGAGAGGCATAGGGCTTACCACACATTTCTGCAGCATTAGCTAGACCTGTAATACCAAGTCCCATCCTACGCTTGTTCTTTGCTTCCTGTTCCTGCTCTGGTAGAGGATAAATGGTTCTGTCTATGACATTATCCATTGCCCTGACCACTGTGTAGATGTCACCAGTAAACAAACCATAGTTGAATTTTTTGTCTGCTACATATTTGGTCAGATTAAATGACCCAAGCAGGCAAGCACCGAATGGAGGTAGAGGCTGTTCACCACATGGATTGGTAGCCTCTATGGTTTCACAGTAGTAGAGGTTGTTCTTCTTGTTGATGGTATCAATGAATAAAACCCCAGGTTCTGCCCAGTCCCATGTGCTCCTCATAATCATGTCCCAAAGAGCTACAGGGTCTACTTCTTTGTAAACCTTACCTTCATATTTCAAGGGAAAAGGTGTCTTCTTTTCTAGGCATTCCATAAACTCATCAGTAACCCCTACAGAGATGTTGAAGCCTGTGAGAGATGAACCATCGTTCTTTGCAGTAATGAACTGCTCAATGTCAGGATGGTCAACCCTCAAGACTCCCATCTGTGCTCCTCTCCTGTGACCAGAAGAAGCTATGGTCTGACAGATAGAGTCATAGATATTCATGAAGGACACTGCCCCTGAAGCTCGACTGTCGAGAGACTTGATTCGGTCACCTCTAGGTCTGAGCCTACTGAAGTCGTATCCGATACCTCCACCTCTCCTCATGGTTTCTGCAGCCTGTGTAGCTCTTCCCATAATGGAGTCCATAGAGTCATCAATAACCCCTGAGACAAAACAGTTGTAGGCAGTTGTTTGTCTAGCTGCTCCCATAGCATTCTGCACCCTACCTGCAGGAAGAAACCTCATGCTTCTGAGAGCATCTTTAAAATCCTCAAAGTGTATAGGTGTGTCTTTTAGTGAACTGGCTATTCTTACAATTTTACTATAGAAGTCCTCACCTGTTTGTCTGTATTTCTGTGAGTCTATTTCCTCAGAAATTGGTAAAGTCATTCCATAGTTCATAGTGAGTTCTCCTGTTCATATTTAATTAAAAAATCTATATACTGTCTTGCTTTCTTTAAGTCAGCTATTCCGTTCTTGTCTCTCCATCTCATTACATACTTAATTACATTTCCTTCACAAAAATCCAACTGGTTCTGCATAATAAATGTGATGGGTTCTATCGCCCATTTGTTGTAGTGTTGAGGGTCAACTCCATCTATATAATCTTTCACTTCTTCATCATTCATTTTGCACTCCATAGTATCGGTTTCTTGTTAACATCATCCCAATCACTAGACCTTAGTATTCTAGCTAGTCTAGCTTGTGTAAGGGCTTCTTCTTCTGTGTAACCTGCTTTTATGTAAGCAGTAATTACACTGTCCCATGTAGGTATTTTTAGTATCTCAGTAGCTCTCTTAGCCCCTACACCTTTTAGTCCACCATATCCATCAGTAGAGTCACCAACTAATGTCTGGTATAAATGGTTATAGTCAGCTTCTTTTTTGCTTATAGTAAGAAGCTCACCACTTCTCCACAGGAAGCAGGGTATAGTCATTAAGTCCTTATCTTCTGAAACGATAATGGCTTCTTTGCCATACTTATCAGAAGTGGCAAGAATACCTAGAACATCATCAGCTTCTAGACCTGACCATTGTTCTGATGGGTACTCTTCCTGTATCCATTCTTTTAATGGCTTATAACAGATAGGTTTTCTCTTACCCTTCCTGCTTGCCTTGTATTCTGGATAGATACTTTTTCTAAAGTTATCCTTGTCACTGAAACAGAAAACTAAATCTTCTGTACCAGTCATTTCTTGAAGGTTTTCAAGATATTGTAGGATTAACTGTTTTGCTTCTTTTGCATCTGACCATAGTGACCAAACGTCATCTCCCCAATCGACTTCATGTTCTACAGTAGAGGAGTATTGATATAGAACAATGTCACCATCTATAAGTAACGTGTTAGGCATTAGTTCCTCCAGTGGATAGTTGTTTATATAATTTTAGAGTGTCAGTGGAGAACAACTTAGATAGATTTACCAAATACATTTTTGATGCATAGTTATCACCTCCGTTTACCACTCTGTGCTTGTCTAGTTTTTCTACAATTTTTTTAAGATTTTTAGTAGAAAATACTAAGGTACAGTAAACATCATCATCGACAGCTAAATTATGAAACCAATAGTCTGACTCTGTAGCATTAATGCCAGATGGTTTACCATAGCTTTCAAATTCTATTGCAATGTTTCCTGTAGAAGTCCACATCCCACGCTCAGTTTTTACTTCAATCTTTTTATCTTGAAGCATTTCTGCAATCTTATCTTCATGCATCTGTCCGTAGGCTAAATCTAAATCAAATTTCTTTCTATTATTTTTAGTGGGTTTCAGCCCAGTTGTTTCCGACTTTGTATTCTCCAGTGAGTTCACATCGAACTCTGAAGAAATGTCCTGCCCTACCGATACTTTGTACTGCGAGTTTTCCGACATTGGCTTCCATGCCTCCCTTTACTTCAAGTTGAATTTCATCATGTACCCAAGAGACAAGTTTACAGTGTTCATGTAGATTAGTTTCATACAGTGACTTGTTAAATTCTCTTATCCATTGTTTACAAATTAATGCACCTGCAGATTGCAGGAGTGTATTTAGGGCTGCATACTCTGCCCTCACTCGTACTCGTCTTCCATCCAGACCAATCAAATAACCTTTCTTTGAGGCTGTCTGTACATCTTCAATTAAAGTATTTAAGGCAGGTAAGGATTTAAGGAAACGCTTCTTTAGTACTGCACCTTCCTTTGCTCCTTTACCAATTATACTTCCTATCTTTTCTGCTCCTGCTCCGTAGAGGAAGCCATAGATGAAGGTCTTAGCCTGAGAACGGCTTGGTAGGTTTGCAGCTTCCTGATTGGCAGTATGGACATCTCCATTAACCACAGTCTCTGCATATGCACCTCCATCATATCTAGCCATGTAGTGAGCCAGACATCTAAGCTCTAAGCCTGAGACATCAACCCCTACAAGCTTGTTCCCTTGTGAGACTGTGAAGAGTTGTCTACAGGCTTTCCCATAAGGAACTCCCACAGCAGGGACTTGTGCCACATTAGGAAAGGCATGAGTGGCTCTACCAGTAACAGCCCCATTAGTGTTAACACTTCCATGTATCCGTCCATTCTTTTCCACCTTTAGCCATGCTTGGTTGCCATCACCTAGCTGCCCCAAGCGTTTGATTAATGTGTAGTACTCCACCAACAGTTTCGCTTCTGGGTACTGCAGTTTTGACAATACTTCTTCATCCACCTTGGGCTTGCCATCGTTAGTAAAGTCTTTAGGCTTCCATCCTCTAATGGTCTTTAGTCTGTTAGCAACATGGTCACGACTGGCAGGATTGAACTCCATAAGTTTGACCTTATGAGTAGGAACACCCTTCTCGTAACCAAACTTCTTGGAGTTAACTTTCGGAGTGAACGGAGTTTTTACTTCCCAGTCTGGAAACACAGACCTCAGTTCCTTTTCTATCTCAAGCTTCCTAGCTGAAAGTTTAGCGTAGAGAAGACCTGCAGATTTCTTGTCGAAAGCAAAACCATTTACCTCTTGTTGATAAATAATCTCAGCTATGTCGTGCTCCAACTCTATGGATTTCTCAGAATAATTTCTTTCTAAAATTTTTTGCCATAAAGTATTTGTTACCTCACAGTCCTGAAAGCAATACGTCATCATTTCATCAGAGTACTCCTCCCACCCTGCATCGTAGTCATCCTTGTAGTTTCCTATTCGGTGACCCCATGCTCTGAGGCTGTGAGAACCTATAAGTTTTGTAGGAAAGTAGTTGAAATTTTTCCTATTGAAATCACTTTGCTTTATGTCTGCCCAAATAAGTCGAGTGCAAACAAGTGTATCTCTTACTAGTCCTTTAGGTTCAAACTTCCCTAACTTCTGTAACACTGGAATGTCATACTTGATGATGTTGTGTCCAACAATAAGTTCAGCCTCTTCAAGTTTAGGTACAGCTTCAGACCAGACACCATTACCTGTGTATCCAGTAATCTCTCCTGTATCTATGTTCTTCAGTGCCAAACAGTGAACTTTAGTAACATCATCAAGCAGTCCATCAGTCTCTATATCAAAGACATATCTGTTCATGTATAACTTTCCTTTAATATTTTCCCATATCACATATTAAGTCCGTTAAACTAGGGGCTTCGTAGTTCTTACCCTTCATGACTTTTCCCTGCTCATTCTTTACAGGTTTGCCATCTTCAAGTTTGCTCATGTTGGAGTTGTGAATCCTGTTGAATGCAGGTTCTATTGGTAAACCAAATGTCACTACAAAACCTGAAACAACGTACTGCAGGTCACAAAGCTCCTTGAGTATCTGATTTTTAGTAACAAAAGAAACAGAGCCTTTGTTTTCCAACTCCTCTGTGGCAATCTTCACTTCATCCTTTAGCTCTTTCATCTCTTCTTCGATAAGAGCCATTCGCAACCTTAGAAGGTCTGCTGAAAAGTCCACATTGATGTCCTGTCCCATAGCTTTTTGAAACTCATACACTTTGTCTTCGTTTGTTTTATATCTCATATGCATTAAAACTCCTCTAATGGTTGCTCGTTGAAATCTGGATTACACTCATGCAATCGACTTGTCAGTGGATTGTATTGGACATGACTACATATGCCTGTCTCTCCACTAAATCGGTTCTTCAGTATTCTGACCTGAGTTCTGTTGGCTTCGTCACCTTGTTGATTTCTTTCTAAGCCAATCACCATGTCAGACAGTTGGGCAATAGCGTGACTGCCCCTGAGTTGTGACAGTGACGTTACTGCTCCCTCCTCATGACCTTTGTTTCCATCAGGTCTTTTCAGGTGTGATACCAGTATCAAGCCTACACCAGTTTCTTGAACTAGAGTTCTGAGAGAAGTCATAGCGTTGTCTATAAGTCTTCTTTCATCACCATCCCCAAGACCAGAAACCACAATGGAAATATGGTCAAGAATAATCCAAGAACACTCTTCTCCTTGAGAAAGGTAACGTATTCTGGAGAGCAGATTGTCGAGAGAAGTGCTGCCAAAGCTATCGTAGAAAAATCCCCTGCCGTTACCGATACAATTGTTATACGCATCCAAAAGCTCAGACTCTTCAACAGATACAGACCCAAGATGTAAAGGTTTATTGAGGTGGAGTCCCATAAGACCCAATGCAGTTCTCTTAACTGTCTCTTCCAACATGATAAAACCAACTTTCTCTCCCTTCTGGATTAGGTTGTACCCAATCTCTCTGACGAAAGCTGACTTACCTATGCCAGAACCTGCAGTGATAGTAGTGAGTTCTGACTTCCTCAAGCCATGAGTTTTTTCATTCATGCCATCAAAAGGATAATCGACACTGTGAACCAACTCTTGTTTAGAGATTAGACTCCAGATGTCATCACCATTGACGATACCATCAGGTCTATAAGTCTTGGCTTCCCATATCGAACTAATGAGTTCTGATATTTTACCTTGCTGTACCATCTCGTTTGCATCTTTGAGAGGTAGTCTTGCAATCTTTGCTTTGCCTGTGCTGAGTACTGATGCACAAGCTTGGGCTGCTCTTTGACCTGCTTCATCCATGTCGAACATAAAGACTACAGTTTCAAACTTCTCTAACCACTCCAGAGATTTCTGTATGTCTCGCTTTGCTCCTTGTGCTCCATTCTTGACAGACACACAAGCCCACTTGTTTTGTTGAGCCATAGATACTGAGAGGCAATCAATCTCACCTTCAGTTACCACAATCATCTTACCTCCATCTCTCCATAGCCACTGACCATAGAGTCCTGAAGGCTCACCTATCCAATGGAAAGTCTTGCTAGGTGTTCTAATTTTTTGGGCAAAAACCTTTCCGTCTTTGTAATAGTTAGCAATTTGACATTTCTTTCCGTTGTGTTCGCCAATCTGGTAGTCAAACTTCTGGCAGGTTTCCAAGTTGATACCTCTTTTCGCCAAAGGTTTGACTTCCCCTTTCTTGAATATAGTTTCTTGCTCCTCACTACCCTCTTGCGAAACTGAGGTGAAACCAAACTTCTCGCTATTGGGTTGCGTTGTTTCCATACCTTCTTCTTTCTCATAATAACCACATCCAAAACAATAGCCGTGACCATCAGAGTATCTTCCAAGGTTATCCCTAGAACCACACTTAGGACACGGCTCATGTCGAACACAAACAGAGTTACTTTCTGCTTGCATTCCAATCTCCTACGTTAAAAGAAGGACACGCTTTTGATGAAACATCATTGTGTCCGATTACTTCAACACCAGAGTATTTTTCTTCAAGCATATCGACAGTGGCTTCTAGTGTAATCCACTGCTCATCTGTGAAGTTGTCTTCAGGTTTCATGTTCTCATCAACTCCTCCCACCATGCAGATTCCTACTGAACTTGCATTATGTCCTTTGGCATGAGCACCAACGTCTTCAATGTCTCTGCCTTCTTCAAGTTGACCATTACGTTTAATGACATAGTGATAACCAATTTTTAGCCATCCTCTTTCTCTATGCCACCTGTCAATATCTGATGCACCTATATCCATAGTTGGCTTAGTTGCCGAACAATGAATAATAACTTTTTCTGTTCTATTTCTTTTTGCCATTATATAACTTTTTGACTGCCTCCATCTGTTTGGGTTTGGGTTTTTCATGAAGCCAACTGGCAGGGATGCTTTTATCTGCATAGCTAAATCCAAATCTTTCACACCACATCCCATAAGTTGTCTTCGATTTCTTACCAATCTTTGTTCTCGAATTACTGAAAACAAATCTGATATCTAAATAAGGATTCTGGTTTTTAATAAGTTTATGTTTAGACCTGTCAGAACTAAGAAACTGTCCTTTAGTCTCTACAATTATTCCGTTAGGTAATACAAAGTCTGGTTTGTACTTACTGGTAGGCTTCCTATACTCCACCCAACCTGAAGGTTCATACACAAACTTGACTCCAAGTTGGGTTAATTCATCAGCAATTTTTTCTTCTAAACCACTTCTATACCTGTCATGTTTAAAAGTCTTCTTCATCTGCAAATACTAACTCAGAAGACTCCTGTTCCTCTGCTACATATCCATCAGTTTTATCAAAACCAAAGGACGAACCATCAGAACCTCCTCCCTTGACTAATTCAATTACTTGGACTGCCTTGAGCCTAAGTGTTACTCCTGCACCTACTGCAGCTACGTAAAATGGTACTAAGTCTGCTGACACACGCAGAGTTGAACCACCCCAAATACTGTCAAGTCCTTTAATAATTTTTCCTTGCGAATCAAATATCTTTGGACTCATTTCGATGGTTCTTCCATCCTTAGTAGTTATCTTTGCTTTCATCTTAAACTTGAAAACATAACGATTAGTTTTGTTACCATCTTCGTCAGTTTCGATGAAGTAGGGTAGTTCTGCTTCCTTGGCTTTTTTACCTTCAGGAATCATTTCCTTGGCTTGTTCCAAAGATGCATTTATTTTTTCGATAATAGGTGTAGCTTCATCTTCAGATAAAGAAAGACTCACCTTATACTCACCAACAGGATTAAACTTTGTGTCAGGGTTAATCAAGTGAGGGTAGATTGCTACTCCAGAGGGAGTAACTATATTTTGAAAATTTTGTTTTGCCATTAATCTAAATCCTCCTGTTCAAAACTATTTTCCAGTATGTACCCATAGGACTCTACGGCTTTAACCATGATATCTATAGGTATCGGAATGTTTAATTCCTCAAGTAAATCTAAAGTATCTTCCATAGTATTTTCTCCATAGGGCTAGACCAACAGGGCATCTGTCAGTCTAGTATGCACCCTATTAATTTGTTAGTGTATTCAATGCATTAGTGGATTGTTAAGCAAAAAAGAAACTGCTCCCTTCTACTACATCAATGTCTAGGTCACCCTTCTCAGGGGTGGCAGTAATCGCATTATGTTTGTCTTTAGGAAGGATGTCTAACAAGTCATTCTTAAAGTCTTCCAAGACATCACATTGTTTATACATTTCTACAAAAGCTTTCCGTAAGCACCACCATAACTGTCCTGCATCTGCAGCATGAGTCCCATAACTGTCGTGAACCATAGCAAAGTTGTGAATATCACACTGTTGGGCTACGTTAATCGTAATCATCATATGTGATGCATCAATGCTATGAACAAAGTTAGGGCTTATTCCGTTTGCCTGTCTGTTTTTATCAATTTTTCCAGTTTCTTTATAAATCATTGGCTGAAAAACTGAACCTAACAGTTTAGTTTTAATTCGGTAAGGCTTTGTTGCTTTGTATGCCTGTAGTACTGGAAAGTTTACTGGTGTATCCCACCGAATAGGTAAACCTTCAGAACTAGCTACTCTTGATGCCTTTTGTAACCATGCCATTGCATCAGTTGCAGCATGAACTACTTCAGCTATGGAGTCCCATATAATCTTTGCAAGAAAGATAGAAGCCCTGAATGCATCGTCACCAAAAGGATGCATATTACCTTTCTCTTTTTGTTCAACCAAGTGCTCCATAACAAAGTCAGAAAAAGAGTACTGTTTTCCACCATAAGGTAACACCATACAGGGACGTTTAGTACACCCTCTCTTCACACCAAATTCTAGCCATTGTTTAGCAAAAGGTGAGTCCATAGTTTTTAATTTTTCTGTCACCTTATCGGCTACCTTCTGGTAGATGTCTTGAGGTTCATCCATAGGAATAAGATTTACTTCTTTTCCTGTAGTTGTACTTCGCAACATAGCTGCAAAATGCTGAAGACCATTACAAGAACCATCGGCAGCAATTGGTAGATGAGAAACAAAACCTTCACCCTGTTCCATCCACCCTTGCCACTCCTTACAGAAAGCTAGGAACTGAAACGGAGAGTCAGCTTCTTTTGCCCACCACAGGTCACCTAGAGGGTCTTTGGCACATGATAGTATTCTGTCAGTATTCTCTACCACCCAGTTAACTCTTTCCTCCAGAGATACCTTGTC